CACGAAAGCCGAGGCAGACACAAAGTGTCTCCAGCCACTACAGCGGGCGCTTTTCCGCTTCCTTGCGAGCGAACCCCAATTCTGTCTCACACACGGATGTACCCGTCATCGAGCCGATGACGAGACATTCGATGAGAGACTGGAGTGGATCGAGCGCATCGAAGAGGAAATTGTCCGGATAAATTCACGTAAGGAGGAAGGTGATCTGTGGTTGAGTGGTGATTACACCGCTGCCACGGATAACTTCCCTCTTGACGTGACCCGGGCTTTGGTCGAAGGTATACTCTCAGAGATTGACCACGAGCCAACAAAGGCTTGGGTTCGGTACGAGGTGTCTCCACACCTCATCCGGTACCCTGGTGGTACTCTCGGGGAACAGACCTCCGGCCAACTTATGGGAAGTTTGCTGTCCTTTCCTCTTTTATGTTTATTGAATGATTATACTATGAGGTCATCAGGATTTTCTCCTGATAAGTACTTAATAAACGGGGATGATGTTGTTGCCCTCGGGAAGAGGACACAGATTGACCGGTGGAGGGCATTTGCCCCCACCGTTGGTCTCTCTCTTTCCCTTGGAAAGAACTTCATCGATCCGGAATTTTGTACTGTGAACTCACAGCTTTTCTTCAATGGAAAAGTCCTACACACAGGTAAGGTGTCCTGCCAGACTCGATACGGAAAAACTCTTGCACGATGTTACTCAGAGGTCCAATTTTACTATGGTACCTCCTCGGAACTTCGTCGGGAGTTTATCCGTCGGAATCTGTTAGAACTCCGAAAGACTCCTAGGAGCTTACACATACCTACCACGCATGGTGGTCTGGCACGTGTTTTCTCTCGGGAACCTGGTGTCGATCTTACGCTCGGGAAGAAGGTTTACTTAGTCGATTACCTGAATAGGTTTGAGACTTCGTTACCCATTCCCGGGTTTCCGCATATTAGAGGGATGGTTGTTCCATTGGGATTCCGGAAGGATCCAGGGAAGGACGATTCTGAATCTCTGTACGATACCCTGATGGGTTTAGATACAGAGGTGAAGGATCAGATTTCTCGGGACCTTACTCACGAAGAGATGAAGAAACGATTCTCTCGTGTTCCGGAACCTTGGTGGAACAAGCTAAAGAACAGGCCATTACACTATTACCCCGACCTTTCCTCCCTGGTAACAAAGATCATCTTTGTCCAGAAGGGAAAGGTAGGCTTTCTGAAGGATAGGATCCGCCAGCTTGCGCTCGACGCTCTGATTTCAGAG